CAGAAGCGCCGACGTGAGTGGCGGAGACCAGTGAGGTCCAGCCGGTGTCGCCGATTTCCCGGCTGGTGGCGACAGTGTTCACGACAGGCGCATTGATCGCGCCCGCCAGAATGTCCACGGTTCCGATCTGAACCGGCACATTGAAGGTGAAGACGCCGCCTGTGTAGTTGAAGACGTTCTGAGCGGTACCGCTGTCGGTCAGCTTGAAGTCATTCGCCGTGAAGGCAATCGAGGCGCCGCCACCGCTGTCGGCCAAGACTTCCATGCCAGCATAGGCATTACCCGCCGTGAGATAGAGCCCATAAGCCGCCGTGGCGCCGCTCGGTGCCGCTTTGGCCGCAAAGAAGATCTGGCCCTGTGCTGTGGCATTCCCGACGCTGGCCTGAACTGTGTCAATTCTCAAGGCGAGCGCCTGATCGGCAGAAACCCGCGCCTGCTGTTCGGTGGTGACGGCTGCCGAGGCATTATCCGCAGTGGCCTTCACGCTGTCGATGCGCTGATCTGTCTTGACGATGTTAGACCGAAACCAGTTCGTCTGAAATAGCTCCCAATCAATGAGATGGCTTGTCGGCAGGCCGTCCGCCTTCACCCGCGCCACATTGGCCGGCAAAGCAGGCGGCTGCGTGTCGAGCAGCGGTTGAATATCCTGTGCGGCCATCAGGCGGCTCTCACCTGTGGATCGGGGACCGATGCCCCCATGAAGGAGAAATCGCCCTCAGAGGACGACGAATAGCAGACCCTGAGTCCGTGCTGCGTCGACAGCCCGATGCGGTTCACGCGCACAGGATGCCGGTCTGCCGTGTCGAGAGCCCGCTCAATCGGGGTTGCCCAGGTCTTTCCGCCATCATGGGACCATGAGACGGAGATCTGAACGCCGTCGGCCTCGGTGAAGTCACCGAAGACGCCCGGGATCGCCACGCGCTGCGGATAATCCTTCAGAGGTGCGCTCTCGATCGTCCATGTGACGGGCTGGCCGAGTTCGGTGCGCTGGGTGTCCGAGACGGTCAGGAGATTGCCCGACAGCCGGTCCCCGACTACCCATTTGCCGGCGCTCTTGACCGAGCGGGAGCCGCGCCAGCGGTTCGTGCCGGTGCTCGCCCGCTCATGCCAGAGCCCTGTGGTGACGTTGTATTCCCAAGTGCCCTGATCGGACGAGAGCGACCAGAAGGCGTTACCCTTGGCCGTGTAGACGCAGGCCTCAAGGGTCGCGACTGTGGAGCGCGCTATGAAGGCCTCAACATCAGGCGTGGACACCTTCGGAGCATCGAAGCCCCGCAGAGCCCTTACTGTGCCGTCATGAGCCACGAAGAACGGCTCCCGGTCCCATCCTACCTCAAAGCCCGCAACCGCCATGGGAGCGAGCAGGCCGACAGGAATGACCGATGTCATGCGAACGAGCGGGAATGGGCTGGCGCCCACGTTCTTCCAAGGCTCAATCGTCTCCGTCCCGCAGGCATAATAGGTGCCGGCATAGACAAAGCCCCTCACCAGACCATCAGGCTTTGCCTCTGCCGTGGCGAAGGAAAGCGGATTGACGGCCGTTGAATTCAGCTCCGAAGCAAAGATCCGGCCATCGGCTACCGTGAAGACCAAAAAGCCATCGAGAAAATCGACACTGTTGACGGTCGCCGGAAGGTCCGCATCCGGATAGGCTGAAATTGCGGTCGAGGACAGGAGAAAGGCCCCTCCGGTGGAGCGCACGGCCACCACGTCCGGGGTAGAGGCTCCGCTCGTGACCCGGTTGTTACGGGCGATTGTCACGCCATCTGTCCCCGTAAGGGTGCCGGTCAGGGTCGTGACTGTCGTTCCATTGACCCGCACGGCGGTATTCGCAAATACGCCATAGATCACGCCGTTCACGTCGGCGAGCCCACGGGGCCCGCTCTTGCCTGTGTCGACAAGCCCCATCAGCCCGGGCGTGCGGCGAATGTACTGCGCGTCGCCAGCCTCTTCATAATAGGCGTTGATGAGGCGCCCTTCCCCTTCACCGGGACGAAGGCCAGGCGTGGAGGATTTGGGAAAACTGACGGGCGCCATCTAAAAATACTCAGCCTTCACCGGCTCATCGGTCCATGTATCGCGGTTCAGCCGGCGCAGAACTTGGTTGGCAACTTCCTTGGTGGAGGCGTCGACAGCCGGGAGCCCGAAGCGGGAAGCCACCTCAAGGGCAAGGCGCTCGGCAAGCGGCAGGAAGAAAGCATCCTCGATCTGGTCGCTGTCGCCAATGTAGACCGAACCCTCAAGCCCGAGTTGCGCGACAAGCGGATCGATGCGGTCCTCCACATAGGTCACATCCTCAGGATTGAGCTGTTGCCCCATCTGCAGGACGCCAAGGGCCTCTTCAGCCAGTTCCGTGCGTGTCTTAGGCATGTGTCCGCCCCTGAGAGAGGAAGGCGGGGCTCACGGGCCCCGCCCCTGTTGTTATTCGCCTTCGCCAGCGGCGCGGGCGTCAGCGATGGCCTGAGCTTGGACGCGGGCACGCTCGGCTGCATCGGCATCGGCGTCAGCCTCATCGGCCTTGGCGCGTGCGGCTGCGGCCTTCTTGGCGCGGGTGTCGATCATCTTGCCGAGCTTCTCGTCCTCTTTGGCACGCTCCTGGCTTGCCGCCGTGGTGCGTGACTTGGAAGATTGGAACTCCGGATGGTTCTTCAGTTTCTCGATCTGGCGCTCATCGGTGATCTCAACGGAGTCACCGGCTTCAACGACCTTGCCGAAGATGGTCGTCACTTCGGTTTCGCCGTCAGTCGGGTTGTAGGTGAATTTCATGGGTGCTGTTCCTTCTCAGAGCCCCCGAAAAAGGAAGAGGGAGCCGTTAAGCCCCCTCTTGGTTCATCAGTTGGCCGGGAAAGGAATTCCCTCGTGCTCGCGCTTGTTGACGAAGGTCAGCGTCACGATGGCCTTGCCGGTGGTGACGCCCGTGCCCGTGAGCTTGGCGTACACAACCGTGTTGGCGGCCAGCGGATGGCCGGTCAGGGCGCCTGACAGGTTGCCCTTGAAGCCGGTCGCTTCAACAGCCGTTCCGGCAGCGGCGGCAAAACCGTCGTCATCGGCAGTCGTTCCGACCACAAGGGCCGGGGTTGTGCCGTTGAAGGCGGTCTGCACGGTGACGTGCGCATAAAGCGGGACAGCGCCCGCCTCGAGAGCGCCGATCGGCAGACCGTTGCCGGTCGTCAGGGCCGCCACGTTGGCTACAACGGTGCGGCGGATGTGCCCAACCCCGACATCTTCGGGATGGCGCACGGCATTCGTCCAATAGTCACCCATTGGGGACTCCATTCATTTCGAGGAAAGGAAGCCGCCCGCTAGATCAGGCCAGCGGGCGAGAGGGATCAATCGCCCACCGCGGAGAAGAAGCCGGTCACAACACCGCGCTGCTTGCCGTAGACGGTCGGATCGCCGGTGCCATCGTTGAAGGCGTGGGAATATCCGAGCTTCTTCATGCCCCATTTGCCGATCATGCCCAGGCCGGTGACCTGATCGTAATCGTCCGTCTGCTCGCGGGACTTGTAGCGGGACTTGATGGCCCAGCCGATGGCTTCCTGACCGACGAGATAGACCGGCGAAATCGGAATGCCGCCGTTGCCGATGCCCTCATAGATGGGCATGTCGTCCACCTCGTGGATGATTACGCCATCCCATTCACGGTCGCCGCCGAGGAACAGGCCCTCGTTGCGCTCAATCACAGACACCTTGGCCTGCACATCCTCCGAGTCCTTGACGAAATCGCGGAAGACGAAGGGATGGGCGAAGGCCACGAAGTAGCGGCGATTGGAACGCGTCTCGACCCGGATCGGGGTGATGCGCGGGCTCGCCGTCAGGGCCATGCGCTTGAGCATGGACACCGCCGAGCGGGTCAGTTTGTCGTTCGTGCTGTCCACGTTGCCGGCCGCAGTCGCGAAGGTCGTGGAGTAGTTCGAACGGGAGGCACCGAACAGCACGCGGTCGGGGTTGTTCGTAACCCAGGTGTTCTTTTCCGCAGCCGTGGAGGTGAGGAAAGGAACATCGAGGTTGCTGCCGACATCTCCGAGGCGGTCGATGGTTTCCCACTTCACGTCCTCGTCGGCCCAGGTGCGCAGAGCGGCCCGGGAGGCCTTCCGGAGGTCGATTGCAGCGAGGTCCTCGTCCATCTCGTGCATGGAGATGCCCTTCTTGCGCATGCGCCAGAAGACCTTATCCCCATACTCGCCAAGCACATCCTCGTGGCCCCGCAGCGGCTGGCGGTCGAAGATCGTGCCACGCTTCAGGTTGGTGATGAACTCGAAGGTAATGCCGTTGCCCCGCTTGGAGGCAAAGTCTTCCTTCATGACGATGACGTTATTCGAGTCCGTGCCGGCATAAGCCGCCATCGGGTTGGTCTGGTAGAATTCTACCGAGAACTGATCGTCCCAAATCTGGGGCGACAAGTTCGAGTTAACGCGGGTCTCAGCCATGGGCTAACTACCTTTTCATGATCTCGGAGAGAGGTTGCGGCCCTGTCCATTGCGGCGTCGTTCTGGGGCCTGCATTGCGCTGGCTGGCGAACGAGGTCGGCATGGCTTGAGGGGCCGTGGCGGGTTGCTGTTGCTGGGCTGCTTGAGGGGTCTGGCCAGGCTGGATGCCAAGTTCAGACATGATCTGAGCGCGAAGCTCTGCCTCAAGTTTGGACCGCTGAGCCTCGGGGCGGTTTTCGTACCATTCGACGGCGGCATGGTAGCGGTTCGGGCTATTCACCACCGCGTAGTAATCGCGTGGATCCAGCTCACGGCTTTGCACTGCGGCCAGGAACGCCTGCTCGGCCTCATTCACCTTGTCAGGCGTATGGCGGCTTTCTGCGACCAAGCGGGCATTGAACATCAGTGCTTGCTGCACCGGGTCCAAGGCCTTTTGGACTTGCGTTCCCACGAAGGCACCTGGGTCGTCCCAGATTTCAACGGGCGGCTGTTCCTGCTGAGGGGTCTGCTGAGGACGCTGCTGAGCCTGGAAGGCCTGAATGAAGCCCTCGAACCGCTCTTGCATCGCCTCAAGGCGGCGCTCGAACTGCTCGACGGTCTCCTTGTACTTCCGGCCCTTGCCGCGCTCCGCATCCAGGGCTTTGCGCAGTCCCGTGACGGGATCTGCATCGTCGTCTGGATTGGGGTTGGCGTTCGGGTCGGGGTTCTGCGGCTCCTGCTGCTGCGGCGGGGCCTGTTGGGGCTCGGCGGCAGGCGGCGTTTGCTCGTGCGTCGTCGTCGGCTCGGCTTCGGGCAAAGACCCGCGACCGGCCATGATCTCCTCAAGATCAGCCATGAATTTGCTCTCTGTTGTGCGTGTGTCGTCACGGAAGCCCGTTAAACGGCCGGCTACGCCAATGCCCGATTACCCTCGGCACCAGGGATCTCGTTAGAAGGCGGGCGGATAGCCACCCGGCACCATGCCCATGAGCGGCTGCGAGGCTCTCACCTCTGCCTCTGCCGCCTGGGCTTCGTTCTTGCGGGCCGTGGACAGCTTTTGAGCTGTATCGGCCTGCTTGTTCTCTATCTCGGTCTGAGCGGCTGCCTGACGGACGGGCGCCTCTTGCTCTGCCTGCTGGGCATTCAACTCCTGGCGCTCTCTGATCGCCTCGAGCATCTTGTCCTTGTTCCGGAGGCCGGGGAATGCCTCAATGATGGCAGCAAATGGGATCTCGTCCATCCGATCCATCTGCTTCAGAGTGACGAGCTTCTCGAACTGCTCGTCAAGCATCGTGCCCATATCCGGAGCGTCATCGATGAAGATATCGACATCCACCTCGGAAATGACGTTCTGCAGGATCGGCTGCCCTGTCATGGGGTCAATGGCCGGCTGCATGAGCGGTTGCCCGTCTGGGCCGATCGCCGGCTGCTGTCCGATCTGGCCACCAAGCCAAACGTTCTGCATCACGGGGACCATCTGAGGCGTATTGAGGCCAACCCATCTCAGGTTCTTCTCATCGTCCGTCACGCGGACCCAGGTCTCGCCCGTCCAGAACTGCCGAATAGCGTTCCACATCTTGCGATAGGCGCGATGGTCCATGTCGCGCAGGTTGTCCGTCAGAGGACCAAGGGCAATCGCTCCGCCCTGCTGATTGGCGAGCACTGCACGACCGGAAGCCGATTGAGGCCCCTTGCCCTGCATGGCGGCATTCGGGCCCATGTTCTGAAACACGCCCATGACATGCGACAGGAGCTCACTATGGCCCTGCGCCATGTCATTCGTCGGGATGATGCCGAAGTCCTTGCCGAACTCCGCCAGGCCCTCAAGCTGAACGTGACCATCCGGCCGGTTCAGGTTGCGCTTCAGGTCCCGAACGTCACCGGAACCCAGCGCATTGCTGTTCCCGTAGGTCTGGCGGGTCGTGTAGTGATGGAGAGCCTTGGAACGACGCTTGTTGATCTCGTCCTGCGGGTCGATCATGTCGCGAACAACGCCATAGCGGTTGTTGTCGCGGTCGACATAAGCCGAGGTCCACTCGTAGGCATGGACGCGCCGGCCGTCCTCATCGAGCCAGGGGGACGGGCCACCCTTCAGAATGCCGCCCTTGGTGAACTCCCAATATTCCCATTCGCCAGTCTCATCGGAGAGCCGATACATCTGGACGATGCGCACGCGCTGCCGCTTGCCCATCTGGACCCAGGTCGTCAGCTTCGGCTTGTCGTCATAGGTGCCGCCGACTGCGGCGCCCTGTATGGTCTCGTCGAAGACCTGGCCCGCGGCCTCTCCATAGAGGCGAACGGCCTCAGAGCGGTCCATCCAAAGGACCATGCCGAGATACTGCGCATCCGAGAAGTCGTCTTCCGAGCAGAAGGGATCCCAGAACATCCGGTCCCATGGGCAACGGCGCCCGAGGATCCGGATGGACGGAGCGCCCTGAACCTTGCGGGGAGCCTCCTCGATCGAAAGCTCGATGCCACCCCAGCCTGCCGTCAGAATGTCCTTCCAGACACGGGAGCGGGTCTGGTCGTACCGATTATCCTCGACCACGAACTTGAGAGCGTCACCGACAGCAGCGGCGTCCTGCTCGTGCATGCGCGTGCGAGGCAGGGCCCGCGGCTTGGTGCGTTGCGTCCGCTCCAGACCGAGCATGAAGTCGATCTTGGTCCGGATCATGTTCAGGGTGACGGGCGGCTGCCCGCGCTTGCGGAGAGCTTTGAACTCCTCTTCGGTCAGCTGCTTGTTGTCGTAATAGTCGATGTCCCGCTCGGCCTTCTCCCGATTGGCCCGAGAGGCATCCTCTGCGGCCTCGAAATCCTCCACCAGACGGGCATGGAACGCCTTGTCGATCACGGGAGGCTCGGGCTCTGCCACCACGGCAGGGGCGACCAGCGACGCGGCGAACGTGCCCGCTGCCTGCTTCAGGTCAGGACGGGGCGTTTGAAGCGCATATTGCGGAGGCGCTGCTGTGACCGGACCATAAACCATTAGCGAACCCATCCACGGCCGAGAAGCGCTCGACCCAGCCCAATGTGGCGAACGGCGTACTTCCAGCTTTTCAGGCTCAGATTGATCGGGGAGCGGAGGACATAGCGCCCAACAATCACCAAAGCGCCGCCCATATCGGCCGTGCATACGATGTAACGGCTATAGCGCCTGATTGCTCGGCGGAGCTTCATGCTACCTTCCAATCAAGTTCGTCGTCGTTCTCACGCTCTTCAAACCAGTCGCGAGAATTGCTGCGGGTCTTTGGCTTCTCTTGAGGGGGAACCCACGGGCGGGACATGCAGGCGTAGCGCGCCTCGTCCGCAATGTGGTCCTCTGCGCTCGTGTCGATGTCTTCCATGCGCCGCGGGTCGTGCGGCAGGCTGGGAACCGTCCGGATGAACTCTTTGCAGGTCTCGAACACGTAGAGCATCGGGACGCCGCCCTGCCCTTTCAGGCGCTGGCGCATTTCATCCCAGCCGCCCATGGCTCCATTACCTGAGACTCGCTTGTTATCGGCCGGCCGGAAGATGACCTTGTTTCGGGCGAAGATCTCGGCTCGGGATGGGCCGCCGTCCTCCGCGAAGATGGCAGGGTCGGCTACCGAGTAGGTGATCTTGTCGCCGGCATCCCGTTCGATGATGCCCCGTGCTACCTCTTCGGTCGTGAGTTTCAGGCCCTTGCCAGGCGCCGAGGCTCCATACCATTCGCGATACCGGATCAGCGCGCCGCGAGGAATGCCCTTGTGGTCATCACCAGCAATCGCCCACCACCCCACACTAAACGGAGCAGCAGAACCCCAATCGAAAGAGCGGAAGCGAACCCAATCCTGAGGGATTGCAAACGGGCTGATGACATGCTTTGCACTCTGCCAGCAGTCGAAGAAGGCGCCCTCGACAACATTCCAGTCACCCTCAAGCCAGGCCTTCACCAGAGCCGCGGATCCAGCCTTGAACAGGTTCGCCACGTAGCGCGGATCGTTGTTCAGGAGCTGGGGATTGTCCGTCAGCTTTGCCGGGATGAAGACTCGGGAGCTCTGTATCTCCTCCCCGGTGAAGGGGTTAACGAAGGTCTCTTTGACGATGTTGTAAGGCCCAGCATCGATGTGCCGTGACTTGACCCACGTATGACCGGGACCACCGGGATTGCAGGTGGCCCGGAAGCCTGTGGGAACGCCGGCAGCGGAGCGCAGAGTGGCCTTGAGCTTGTCGAGCGGCCCAGGATCGGGGAATTGCGTCAGCTCCTCAACATAGACTCGCGTATAGTCGTGACCTTGATAGTTGTCGGCGTCGGCATCCCGCTCGAGATACCGGAAATACAGGATGGCGCCATTCGGCCAGACGAACCGGCTCTTCTGCTCCTGCCAGACAGCCCCGAGAGGCGTGTAGATCCGCTTGGCCCGCTCGATCGTCGGCCCGAGGGCAATCAGGGTACGGCGAACAAAGAGCCCCTTGGCGTTCTGCCCATAGCGCTTGGCGTGGATGGCCCATTCACCGAGAGCCGCGTCTGTCTTCCCTCCACCACGAGCCCCGCCATAGACAACCTCAAAGACCGGACAGCGGACAAAGGCGGCTTGAGGGCCAGCCTGAGGGCGCCAGACAATCTCAGTGCGGGGTTGGGTGCTCGGCAGCCCATTCCTCTTCTGAGAGGGGCTCGTCTGTAACATCATGGTTGATGTTCACGTTCTCTGTGCGCTCGACGAACATGCCCAGGTGCTTGCCGATATCGACAAGGGCGGCCCGTTTGTCTGCTAGCTTGAATTTGACCCGGCGAACGTCTCTCGCGTCCTCGCCCCGGCCATCCTTGAAATCTTCGACCGTTACCTCTTGGAGGGCAGCCGCCTGATCCCGGCTCAGTGCCGAGAAGTCGAGATAGGGGTCTCCATCAGGACCGGCTCTCATGTAGTCCAGCATGTTGCTGAAGCCGATCTTGGCGAGTTCCCGAAGAACCTTCTCTACCGAGATCTCAGCCCTTTCAGCGCCCTTGGACTGAAGTTCAGCCACCCTCTCCTGAATGTTGACATTTGTTGACAGGCGAGAGGCAGCGGTTCTGTCGCCCTTATAACCCGCAAGGGCATAAGCCTCAGTGGCTGTCTTACCCTTGGCGAGTTCTTGAGCGAAGATCTCGTGACGGTTGTTAGCGAGAGCGGGCATTGCCTAAATACCCCTGCCGATCAAACTCCCCACCGGGTTTATAATCGCCGGTACGAGTGAGGCGCTCCCAAGCCCATGAGAAATCTATGCGGGCGTTTGTATAATGCCCTGTGAAGATATGGCGAACGCCCTTGGCAACATGCTGAAGGACCGAACGCTTTGCCGCCCTCTCTTCGCCCTTGGTGGCGCAGTCGAAGCAGAACCCCATACGAAGCTCTTCGGGCTCGCCACAGCAGGCGCAGTGATGATCAGCCATTGCCTTCTCGTTTCTTCCTATGGGCTCGCTTGGCAGCGGTGGCCCTCATGTCTCTTGTGGCTCGAAATTCGACTTGGCCTTTGACGATCCGGAACTGCATTCGGTGGATCAAGTCACAGGAACAGCAGGCCAGCTTGAAGCCCTTGTGATCGGGGGCTAGCCAATCGGTCCAGCCGTCAGGGCCTTCCTTCAGGATGGGATAGCGGCTCATGCGAGCAACAGTTCCCGGCGCATGGCGTCCTGGCTATCGAGATGGAGCATGAACACCTGCCTCTTGCGCATCTCGGAGAGTTGGAGCTCGGTCTTCAGTTCTCTCAACGGCATGGTGAGAAAGCGGCGGAGGATGTCCATGGAGGCCCTACGGAGTGAGAACCCAGATAAAGAAGGCGATCGATCCAACAGCAAGGAGGATAGCCAGGGCAAGGCCTGTACGCTCAGACATGGCTACCTCAGAAGGCCTTGCTTCTCTGCCCATTCCTGTTCGACGTAGACGTTAGGCCGGATCTCGACCATGAGGCAGCCGTCATCGTCTCGGGTGTATGTCTTGCGGGATTTGGGCATGGAGGCATGAAAAAGCCGCCTCGGATCTAACCGGGCGGCGAAGGGCTCTAAAGTTGAGCCTCAGAATACCTTACGGACGGCGGGTGAGTTACTATATTTCACTCATCCACCGTCCTTGTGTTGATATAACTACCGTGAAAGGCCTTCGGTTTCAAGAGTCTAGCAGGGTTATCCCCGGTCTAATCCCGGCGCATTGGCATAGACATACCCCGAGCGATCAGGGTTCCAGCCATCCGGCTGATGCCGTCTCCACACGGGGCGCAGCCATGCGCGCTCCAACGTAAGGAGCGTCACGGGCCGCCAAGCGAACCATCTTTCCCAGGATTTCGTAGATCTCATTCCGCTGCTTCCAACCTCTGGACTTCCGCTGCTGCCATCTTAGCACGGGTGACGTTGCCCATGAAGTTGACGAGAACCTCGACCCTGCCCTTGGAGAGCATGGCAGAGACCTCAGCCACCATGCCAGCAAGAGCGCCCTTGCTGAGACGGACCATTTCACCGGGGCGATACTCAGGGCCGGTTTCCGGCAGGCGCGTGAAGTCGAACTCGCCTGCCAGCTCCCTTTCCAACAGACGGGCAAGCAAACGCGGTGGGATCTGCACCGGACGGCGGCTCTCGTTGCGGACTATGCTCTCAACGCCTTGAACGCCGTCCATCCGGTAGGTGTCTTGCCCGTTGTCCTGACCGTAGCCTCGCAGGCCCACAAATAGATACCGCGGGAAGAGCGGGTTCTCCCGAGCTTCCTTCTTGCGGGCATGGACAACCCAGCGTTTCGTTTGCGGGAGATAGGTCTGGTATCCGGCGCGACGGAGCCCGAGTTGCGCCCTCCTCTCGCACTTGGGGTTACAGACGACCACGAACCAGGTGAGGCCTTCGAACGCCTCCGGAGGCTCATGGTTGAGAATTGGCACCTCTCGGAACTGAGAGACCAGATCCGGGGCAAGCTGCATAAGCTCCTGGGCTTTAGCAGACAGGGCGAAGCGGGGGAGGTTCGTCATGCTGCTTTCCTCATTCGGCTGCTTGAAAAAACGGAAGCGTAGGCTGGGCGAGTGCTTTGCGGTTGACCCACAGGACCTCCGTCCGTTCTCGAGCTCCGTCGGCCATGGCTCGGCGCTCAATGCGGGTCCAATCAGCCAGCACCTCGTCATAGAGCGGCGCGGCATAGCCAGAGAGAACAACCATGCCTTTCAGAGAGCGGAGCGTCTCCAGAAGCGGGATATGGTCCTCTGCGCTCATCTCGTGGGCATACATGCCGCCACGGTATTTGATATCGTATGGGTTCTTCAGCGAGCGGGTTTCAGGCAGGTAAGGCGGATCGACGTAGTGGAGCGTCTCCTCGGTGTCGTGCTGTCGCATGACCTCAAGAGCATCCTTATTTTCGATGATGACGCCACGAAGCCTCTCAGCAACCGCCCTAAGCGTTGGAGGGTAGTTGATCCAATCTTGCGCTGGCGTCGTGCCGTTCCGATTGGCATTTGATCGGAAGCCGGTCTTGGCTTTGATGTTGTGCCCATTGGACCCGAACCCCATGAAGGACCTAACGATCAGCCTGCGTGCGCGCTCTAATGGCTCCTCTGTTGGCTCATAGGCCAGAAGGAACTCATCCCGAGCGAATGGGGTAGCTTCCAGAAGGGCAATGAGCTCGGGCGCGCGCCCTTCCCGGAGGACGCGGAAAAGGTTAACTGCATCGCCGTCCAAGTCGTTGTAGACCTCGGCATAGGTCCTGGGCTTTTGAAGCAGGACGGACGCGGCCCCTCCGAAAGGCTCCACATAGATGCGGTGCTGCGGGAAGTGATTGATGATCCAGTCGGCGAGCAGCCACTTCCCACCATGCCAGCGAAGAACAGGTCTAGTCGGGCTCATGCTGCTGCCTTCCATTCCATGCGGGCGAGAGCCTGCGAGATTGCCGATTTCGAGACACCGAACCGCGCAGCGAGCTCGGCATAGGTGAAGCCTTGTCTGACCAGCGCCGCGGCCCTCTCGTGACTGAATGACCGGGGGCGGCCCATGCGAGGGGATTTCTGCCGCTCGACGCCCTCGACTTGGTAGAGGATCGCGGCGTGAGAGACATCGTGCTCTGCAGCCAGGTCGCGAGCGCTGGCGCCGGCGATCCATGCTTGTTCAATCTTCCGCACAGCAGGGGCTTTCAGCTTGTTCGGGGCGCTCATGCTGCAGCCCTCGTCAGTCCATGGGCTGCCAGGACATGCGGTGGAACCTTGCAACCGCGCATGTCCGGCGGGAGGCTCCACTTGCCGTAAGGCCAGTACTTCGTGCGCTTCCAGCCCTCGATGGCGCGGTTCCAGACCTCATCCGTGAAGACATCGTTTTGAGCAGGCTGGGCGGGGCGCTTGTCCCGCTCTACGGCCGCCATGATCTGCGGGACGACGTTCTCCCAGGAGAAGAGCTTGCGGCCGGCCGCGTGGGCGTTTTTGGCTTCCTCGTGGATGACCGGCAGGACGTGCTTCTCGAAATCGGCCCCGGCTTCCAGGCATTCGAAGATGGGCTGCAACTTCACGGAAATTCGGATCGGCCAATCGACCCCAGGAGGCAGTTCCGCCAGCATGCGGGCCTGCATATTTTGAGGGATCGGAACGCGGGTCCGTTCGCCTCTTTCTTTCTTCTCTTCTTCTTTATCTTTATCGCTTCGCGTTTGGTTCGTTTTGCTTAGCAAACGTGAAGCATTTGCTTCATGAGATTCTTGATTTCGTTGATCTTTTTCGTCAGCAACAGCATGTTGCTCGCCGGACACATATTTAACATTTGAGGATGTTGAATTGGTCGTGCGACTCTTGCCGCTTGCAACGCCACCTTCACGGCCCGCCTTTGCCCGGGTCTTGGAAATGTCTTCGCGTTCAGCCAACTCAGCTTCAGCTACCGGGTTGGAGAGCAATCCCTCCGCCGCCGTAAGCCGGCCCATCTCGATAAGCCGATCAAGGGCGGCCTGTACGCTGCGCACGGAGCGCCGGCAGAAAGTGGCAAGGGCTTTTACGTCCCCGCGGATCGGGCCGCCTCGGGCGTAGATCTTCAAGATCACGACCGTGTAGAGGTGCTGACAGTCAGCATCCATTTCGGCCAATGCAGACAGGAAGGGGTCTGGCTTGCACTTGAACCAGGGCATCTTGGCAGAACTCATGATCAGTACTCCGAGAGTTCGCTGAGGGCGTTGCAGTTGATGGCGCAGAAGAGATTGACCCTGCCGGTCGGGCCTTGGCGCTGCTTGAGGACTTCGACCTCGATCACGTCGCGGGCGCCTTCGAGCTTGGCCAGGTCTTCAGCCGAGGGGTTGGCCTTGTGCTCGAGGTAGTAGGCTTCCCGGTAGAGGCCCATGACGAGATCGGCGTCCTGCTCAGTCGATCCGGAGTCGCGCAAGTCGGACAGGATGGGGCGCTTGTCCTCACGCTTCTCGGTCTCGCGGGAGAGCTGCGAGAGGACGAGGACCGCGGCGTTCAACTCCTTCGCCAGAACCTTGATCGCTCCGGTGATCTCGGTGAGCTCCTGCACCCGGTTGCCGGAATAGCGGCCGGTGGCCTTGATCAGGCCCAGGTGATCGATGACGACCACGGAAAGCGGGATGCCCTTGCGCTCCATCTGGGAACGGGCCTGGCGGGCGCGAGCGGCGATCTGGGAGATGGTCAGCCCTGGTTGCTGCTCGATGACCAGCGGATAGCGGCTGAGGCGTTTCTGTGCCTGCTGGAGGGCATAGATGTCTTCGTCCTTCAGATCCCGGCCCTTGGCGATCTCCCGGTATTCGATCGGGTTCGGATCGCGGGGATTGAAGGCGGCCGCAGCAAGGGCACGCTCGCCTAGCTCCTGCGCCACCATCTCAAGAGAGACGAAATAGACGCCATGGCCCGCCTTGGCGGCGTTGAGGGCGAGAGCCACGCCGACGGTCGTCTTGCCCATGCCAGGGCGGCCCGCGAGGACAATCATCTGACCGGGGCGCATGCCGAGGGTCATCTTGTCGAGGCTGGGGATGCCGTAAGGGGCGCCGCGCTCGACGCGACCCTCGCGGGCGGCCATAGCGGCTTCAATGGCTTGTTGAGAGGCAGAGCCAAGGGTGACGCGCTTCAGGCTGTCATGGGTGCCAGAGGTTGCCACCAGATCGAGTTCTTCGATCATCTGGGCGGCATACTTGGATGGATCCTGAACGGCGCCGGAGGACATAGCGGCTACACCGTCACGGCACGCAGCCAGTAGCTTGCGCATCATGGCGGCATGACGGATGGCTCTGGCATAATCAGGGGCGTTCGAGACAGTCGTCGCGTGGGCGTAGAGCCGGGCCAAGTACTCCCCGACCGTGATCCCGCCGAGATCCTGGTCTCCGATGACGATGCGGACGAGGCGGCCATCGATGTTCTCGCCGGCATCCCGGCGCTCGCACATCGTACGGAAGATGACGGCGTTCACCTGCTCGTGGAAGTCCTCGGCGTCGACAATGCCGCGCACGCGGTCAATGACCTCCGTATTGTGGAGGATAGCGCCAAGCAGACCCTGTTCGGCAGAAAGAGCATGCGGCTGCCCAATGAAGTCAACGGGCTCGGGGCGCATGTTCATACAGCCCGCCTTTGGAGGGCCTTCACCTCCCCTGCCCGGTCAAGGGACTCGCGTTGATCCATGGTCATGAACAGATCCAGCCAGCGGCGCCATGCCTTACCGGCTGCAATGCCATCCTCAACGGAAAGGGTAGCCTCGGCCTGCATGCGGGCTGCGCAGTAAGCGCCCCAGGTTTCCTCGATGCGCTGCTCGCGCTGAGCTTCCAGATCGATGACTTTCTTGGTCATGCGGCGCTCCGGTTGTTGCCGCCATAGTTGCTTTCACGGCGGACGGGTTCACGCAGGAGGTGAAGGCGATCGAGACGGCCGGCCATGTAGCCAAGAGCGGCGGCAACCCGGCGCAGACGCTTTGCCCTGTTCTCCAAGGCTGTCAGTACGTCAGGCTGCGCCCCTATTTGTTGCAAAGCAGATCGGGATTGATCCGTCTCTTCCGCTAGTCTTTCCAAGAGCATTGCGTCGGCCTCCATAGCTTCGAAGCCAGCAAGAGCCTCAGTCGGATACGGGAAGCGGTTCATCAGAAGGTCTCCACCTTCCAGCCACCGCCATTCTTCTTGCTCTCTGCCTGAACGGCGAGGAACCTGAAGGGATAGATGTCAGCGGCAACTTTGATCTTCACGCGGGCATCGTCAGTCCAGAAGCCCTTGACTTCGTGCATTTCGAGCGTGCCGTCCGAGAGCATCACGGCGAAGTCAACCGTCAGAAACGTGTTGTCCGCGAGACGAAGCTTGAAGGCTTCGAATTTGTACCAGGCCACCTCGCCCGCGATCTGACGGAGCCGAAGATGCGCAGCATATGCAGCTTCGGTCTTGTTCATTTGGCCGTCCTTAAGGCGGCCCAAGGCGAGGACGGATGACTTCACGAACGCGCCCCCATCTCACGGAGAGCATGGAGGATCGATGTGTGATCCCGCTTGAAGATCCGACCGATCTTCGGGAGCGACCACTTGGGGTTCATCTCCTGAACCAGCTTGATCGCCTCCCAACGGGCAACGACCAAACGCGATGACTTCACCTTGCCGAGGATGTCATCCGAGGTGAAGCCGTTTTTCTGGGCAACATGCGCGATGATCTTCTTGGCGCCGAACGGACCGGGCTCCGGCACGAAGCCGCTATTCTCAGCTGGCTCCTCAGGCTCAGGCAGGCTGTCGAGGAACGTCTCGATCTCCTTGGACAGATCGACTGTCGCGACCGGCTCAGGTTCGACCTTTGCGACCAGCATAAGACGCGGTTTCGGCCTGGACGGGAAGAAGCGAGCGTTGAGGGCGCGGTAATGAGCCTGCAGATCTGCGGCGCACGAGAACTCCTTTACCGGGATCATGCGCGAGCCTCAGCAAGGCGGCCGCGGATATGCCCGAAGGCCTGCTTAACGCGCGCCTTCTGAGCAGTGGCCTTGGGCGCCTTCGCCAGGACCGTATGAATGATCAGAGCGGCATGATGGTGCATCTTCACCGTGACCGGCCCATAGCCGTTCATGGCGCGGTAGACGTTGACGGCGCTCATCCCGAGCTTCTGCGCCACCTCTTTCATGGCCTTCTTGGCGCAGCCGAGCTGCTCACGCTCTTTCTGGACGAAACGGGCCAGCCTCTTGGCAAAACGGTCCCGCATGCGGGTCTCGAGGTTCATTATTTTCACCTTTGAAATGAAGCCTGCGCTACGGTCTTCTCGTCGAAGGGGACATCAGCGGGGGCTGAGGGGATGAAAGAAGCGCGGGCGGCCGAGGGGTTGGGGGTTGAACCGCCCGCGCACTTCACACCGGCTTCAGACACCAGGGAGGCGCCGGTGGAAGAGGAATTGAGGTTGGAGAGCATCAGGCAGCCTCTCCGGTTTGGAGCGCGACATGTCGGGGAGCGAAGTCAGTTTCCTTAAGATCAATGTCGTTGGCGGCGGCGTAGGCCAGCAGCTTCGGCACGTGCCAGTGGGGGATGACCCCGCCAGTTCCGCCCTTCTCGCGTGGGCGCATCCAGTTGGAGACGCGAGTGCGATGAACTTTTGCGACCTCGGCCACCGCCGTGGGTCCGCCAAGAAGCTTGATGATGGTGTTAGCCGGTTCCATGGATAAGATAGTAGCGAATATCGCTACAAAGGCAAGCCCCTTTGTAGCGATCATGGAAAATGACGGCGTAGCGATTTCGTTTTACGGGTTTGGGATGTTGGCGGATTGGCTACGCAAAGCCCTGGAACACTCGGGCATTTCCCAAGCGGAACTCTCTCGGCAGCTCACCGAGAGGCTGGGCCGCTCGATCGACCGTGCGGCCGTCAACAAGATGCTGATCGGCGACGACAAAGGGAAAAAAGGTCGCAAGATCGCCGGCGATGAAATGATCGCAATCGCCGAAATTACCGGATACCCAGCCCCTGAAACGAAACTAGAGGGCGGAATCACCCTCTCGGCATCGTCCGCAGCCCGCCCCACCACCAGGGCGTTGCGTCAGGTGCCGATCGTCGGGAAGGTAGAAGCGGGAGTGTTCCGGGAGGTTGTCGAATACGATGACGAAGAGCCGCGTATGATCTTCGTTGAGCAGGATCCAGACTTTCCTGATGCTCGGGTGTTCTCTCTCGAGGTCGTTGGTGATTCCATGAACGCTGCAGACCCGCCGATGCCCTCGGGCAGTTTTGCCGTCTGCGTTGATTTCGACGAAACGGGCCTGCCGATTGAAGATGGAATGCTCGTCGCGATAGAGCGGACACTGGACGGCGGCCTAGCCCGGGAATGGACAGTGAAGCAGGTCGAATTCTTTGAGGACCGGACCGAGTATCACCCTCGTTCAACCAATCCGAAGCACAAGCCGATCGTTGTTCCGCACAACACTGACACGGACGATGGTATGACAGTTCGTGTCATGGGCTTGGTGCGATCCGTGATCCAGCCGGTGCGTGTCAGTCACCTGCGAAAGTAAGCTTTTCATCCTATCCCCTCAATCCCCGCTATCCACAACCACGCAAAAGGCAGGATTCGACAGCTTCAAAGGACGAGAACAAAGTATGAACGTTCACGCAGGAGCCCATGATGTCGATCCAAGAAGGCAGCTACTTCAAAGCCCACTATCACCTCCATTTGCGCTGCCATAACTGTCATAAGATTTCAGGACGCCTGCTCGCCGTCCCAGATGTGGACGATGCTCCCAACGACATCGACGAACTTCTAGAGAGCGAACTGCTGAACCGTATCCCTTTTAGTTGTGACAAATGCCAGAACCCGATCGCCACGATTGTCGGGGTGAAACCCGCTGAGATGCATTCGTAGCGATTTTTGCTACACTAGACTTGACGTATCGTAGCGTTTAGCGCTACAAGAGGATCATCCAAACAGCGGGTGATCCTCATGCAGCCCCTCAACGACAGACTGCTCTACATCAACGAAGATGGCTCCCGGCGGGAGAGCGTAATCGCCTCCGCCATCCATGTGCGGCTCGGCAAGGAGACGTACGAGAGCGCCAAGAGCTACGTGGAGTCCCGCGTCGACGGGGAGTTGCAGCTCTATTATGGCCGCAAGCAG